GATGTTGTCGCCTGGGGTCAGGGCATCCACATAATTGACGGTGTAAGAGAATCGTTCTCTTGGCTGTTTGGTGACGGTTCCTAGCTTCATGCGGCTCTCCTAAATTCTGTTTCAACGTATGGCCGCGCAAACTCAACTAGTCGAGCTGGACTCTTGAAGGTCCGAATGTCCGGGTCGTAGCTCTCTGGGTTGGCGATGGTGTCTGCGTACACGACACCAGTTCCAAGAATGTCTGCGTAGGCCATCGCATACTTGATGGCATCTGGAATGACTTCTGCGCTGCCTGAGATTGCAGCTTCTGAATTCGTGAACAGGTAGGCAATCGGCGGGACTATGTTTGCCGTACCAATGACTGGAACTGCTGTCGCCCACAAGGTACGCAGAGCATTTGCACTGACGTCTGCCGTTCCAAGCGCTGCATTGGCCGACGCCATGGCGTAAAGCACTGGATCTGCACTGACCTGTGCGGCGGCTGCAACGGTCACTGTTGCGTAGGCCGTCTTCAGGCAATCCGCAGTGATGCTTGCACCGCCAGATATGTCTGCCAGTCCGAATTCAGTAACTTTTGCGATTGGATATGGAACATCAGCCGTACCCAATACGTTTGCAGTTGCGTATGTGGTCCTAACCGGATCTGCGGTAACGGTTGCAGCTCCAAGGGTCGCATTAGCGGTCCCGTACTGGTACGCCATCAACTGGGCCGAGACTTGAGCTGACGCATCAATGGCCGATGACGGGAATACCATCTTCAATATGTTGGGAACTAGGTCTGCCGTGCCTGCAACGGCCGCATTTCCGTACTTGGAAACCAGCGGGTCGCAGGGGCTGAACGTGGCCGTACCGCTGATGCTTGCGACTGCATATTGGAAGCAGGCAATGTCTGCCGTGATGGTGGCAGAACCGAATACCAGTTGCGCAGCCGGGTATGTGGTGCGAAGGCTGTCCACATTGAGAGTTGCGGATCCGTATGGTGTTGCGTTGGACCACTTGGTTACCAGAGAGTCAACATCAGGGATATTTGCGGTCCCGACAACTGCTGCTACCGGCATCACGGTCCTGAGAGCGGTCCCGGTCACTTCCGCAGTGCCTGCCGCGCTGTAAACCTGCGGCAATACGATGCGCAGGCCGTCTGCTGTGACTGTTGCAGCCGCTCCAACTGATGCGGTTGGCATAACCACTCGCCATGGAGCTGGGGACACAAGTGCGCTGGCCGTGATGGTTGCTTGTGACATACGCATGGCCGTTGGATCTGGTGTAACGGTAGCTGCGGCGTCGATTGATGCCGTTGGAATCAGATTTCTGATTGCTGTTGCCGTTACCAGTGAGTTGGCAGCGATTTGTGCTGAGACATACCGTGTGACAACGCCAGAACCAGTCATCACTCCGGTTCCAAGCGCCAGATTCGATGCTGCGGCGTGTGTCTGGTACGTCTTGGCCAGATTCATCGTTGCAAACGCATCAATGTTTGAAGATCCAATCTGTACTCGGGTTGCAGTGGCCGATACAGTCGCATACCCGTTTAGGGTTGTCGTTGGGATCTGGTGAATTGATGCTTCAGCGAATAGCACCGTGGCCGCTGCGGCCAGATTGGCGTATGCCGACTGGATGGTGGTGATGTTCGGGACTACATTGACCGTGCCAAACACATTGGCGCCCTGCATCGTCCATGCAGTGCCATTGACGGTAAGTGTTGCAGCTCCGTATGGCGCTGCGTAGGATTCCTGAACGCCATTGATGCGGGTTTCAGCCCGTACATTGGCCGTGCCGCTGATTGCGACTGGGGAATACCGGGTAATCAGCGGAGTTCCGGTGATCGTGACATTGCCGGTAGCCGATGGGCTTGCATACCCAGGCTGGATCTTGGTCGCTGTTGGCGAAACACTCGCCGTTGCGCTGATTGCTGCATTGCCCAGATTGCTGGCCACGATGGCCATGACACTGGCAGAGCAGTTGATATTACAAAAGCCACTGACATTCTGGAGGACGTAGGCGACGATGTTGGCGGTTGCGCCAATCTGTGCCTGCCCTGCATTGATCGTTATTGGGTTGCCATAGAGATTACCGACACCCGCAATCTGAACTGTCGGAAAGACAGTATCAGTTGCGGTTGCGGTAACTAGGGCGTAAGAAGAAACAGGTGAGAGGGCATCCCACTGCCTCGCACCGGCAGCACTAACTTCAGCCGTGCAAAGGATGCTGGCAGACGCCAGAACCAGTACAAGGCCGCTGGCCCCGTTAAGGGCCGAACTGTTAAATGCTGCGCGATCCATCGTTCAGCCTTTAGGCTACGGTCACTGTGATTGCGCCGATACCAAAGCTCAAAACGTCACCGATTTGCAGCGATTTGCTGGAAACCAGAGGCGCGTGATAGATCAAGTTGCCGCCAGTCAAGGCGTCATAGATGCCGATGTGGGTAACGGTCACCACGCCTGCGCCGTTGTTGGCAGAGTAGGTGATTACCTTGGCGTTGGAAGACACGCCATCAGCATTGGCCGTCCAGCCGGTGGAGATTGCGGCGCCAACGGCAGCATCTTTGCGGCCATAGGCTGGCCACGCAGCAGCCTGGACTTCATTGGCCGTCACGTTGGCATCAGTCGGATCTGCGGTGAACAGAGCGATGTAGATACCAGCCGGTACGGGGAACACCGCACCACGCAAGGTGGTTTCAATGATGTTCTGCTCGGTGTAGTTGGAAAACTTACTCATTTTGGATGACTCCTAAAGGGAAACGGGTCTGTTAGACCACTGGTTGCTTGGTTGTGAGAGGACTGCCCTTGGTGGCCGGAGCCACTGCAATCGTTGCTTTGATTTCAATGCCAAGGGCATTTGCGAACGATGCGTAATAGGCTTGCGCGCGTGCGCTGTTGCCTGCGTACTCGCTGTCCTTGTTGTAGGCGCGGTACAGGATGTAGTCAGCCAATACGTTGGCGTAAATGTCCGGCACGGAGATCGTGCCAAGCACCATCGTTGGTGAAGTCGTATCGGTTGCGGAGTCGGCTGGGAGGACGGCGCCATCAATCGGAGCTGCGATTTCGCTTGGGAGCGCCGCATACACCGCTTCAACGGAAGATCCAGTACCAGCCGGTGGGTAAACGTAGAACGTCTTGGGGTCACGCGCGTCATACATGAAGTGCAGGATTTCTGTGCCGGTGTTAGCCGTGCCTTGCCAGTTGGGGAACTGGGCATCCAGAATCTCGCGGTTAATCATGCGGATAGCGCGCTTGCTGCCACCCGTGTTGCGCACAATGTCAATCAGCTTTGTGCCGACTGCTCCAGTTACGGGCAGGTTCTGCTTGGCCTGATTGGCCGTGAGTGCCAGACTGGCGTTGGTGACCATGGCATCAGGGCGATACATGATGATCTCGCGCTGGCCATCGTTGAGATAACGGACCAGCTCACGCAGGGTCCAACGGACAGAAGTGCTGTCCTGCAAGCCGTCAACAACGCGACGGACAACTGATTGGGCATTGATAGCCATATCGACTCCTTGGGAAAAAAAATACCCGCCGAAGCGGGTGTGTGGTGGTGTTACGGTTCTGGCTAGAAGCCAAAGGTCCGTGCTTTAACAGTCAACTTTCCAGGCACTCTGTCCATGGCCTCTTCAATGCGCGCATTCACGATGGCGTCATCGAACTTCTGCTGGTAATACGCGCCAAGGTTCGGGTTAGAGAACACTTGGCCCGGTACGACCATCAGCCTTGCTTTCGCGCCACTTGCAATGACTTCCAGATAGCGTTGGCCAAGGAAGTCAGGAAGCGTTGTGGCGCTCAACAAAGGAACGTAGGCAACCCGCATGGCCATACCAAAGGGAGTTACCACTTCGGTTGGTATCGGGTACACCCGCACGCTTCCACGCTCTACCGCAGAGTTGTAGAAGTTCGGTTCTGGCGCAATGGCCGTCTGCCAGTTAGGCAGCGAATAGGACAGTTGATCCATGCTCACTGGTGTCAGCTTGCGAGATCCAATGTGAATGCTGATAACGGTCAGGGCGTAGGACTGCGGGGGCATATCCAAGTCGTAGTCCTGCACGTTATTGACCAGCGGTACTGGGTCTTGAATCTCGCTCCACGCGCGCGTCTGCCTGCAAAACTCTGCCGCAGCAGAAAGAACGGCGGCGCGCGCAGTGGGGTCTGGACAACCTATGACTTCGGGGAGAACATAGGGTAGAAAACCATCAAGAGTCATGTTGGAAGTCCCGACTTATTCGCTTAGATCGTGGGCGGCAGGATTGCAACGTCATAGAACGTCGCATTCACGTTTGCAGCATCCAGCAGGGTCGTGCCGGGTGTGAACGTAGCGGCCACGGTGGGCGCAACCTTCACCACACCGATTGCGGTGTATCCAGCAGGCTCGACTGGGGTCAATCCGTTGCCGATGTTGATTCGGCCAAGGTCGTTGGGGAATACCTGGGCTTGCCCAGCGTATGAACCTTGGGAGATTGCCACGGCTCCAGTCTTGTCCAAGGACACGACATAGAACACGGTGGTTCCAACGGGCTGAACGTAGGCCGCAATGCCGGTAGCAACTGGGTTGCCGTAGGCATCATGGGTCGGGACCAGCGATTGCGCGGCCAGAGAGGCTTTGCTGTACTGGACTCCATCAACCGTGTAGATCGTTGGGCCAGTCGTTTTGACTGTCGCAGCGCCACCGGCATTGATTGCCAGTGTCGATTTGCTTTGGCATCGGTTCAGAAGTGCTTTTCGCACATCAGCCGATATGATTTGACTCACTGAGGACATGGTGGTGTTCCTTTGTTACTTGTCACAAACCCCGTGAGGGGCGGGAACCTATCCGGCCATGCCGAACAGGAGAAAGCCCACTGGTTAGGTGGGCTTAATTGGTTGGCCAGTTAGGCCGGTGTCGCGGAGAACGGGAAGCGCGGTACGCTGCGCTCAATGATTTCGTTTCCGTTGACCTTGTAGGTCGTGATGATTGCGTTCTGCAACCCTTCCAGCACTGCATGGGGAACCTTGCAGGGAACACCGCGCGGGAGCTGGTACAAGTAGCCGTTCACGCAGACTTCAACAGCGTTTTCGCCGCCATCGTCGCCAGTTGCGTGGACCGTAATCATGTAGAGCTGGGGATTTGCATCCGTCAGATCCGTATTGATTAGCTGCTCCTTGGTTTTCTTGACCTGTTTGGTGGTCACCGCAGGCGCAGTAATCACTGGGGGTTGGTCATCAAGGGTTGTTACGTTGGAATCGGTCATTGGTTTGCCTCACAAAAGAAAAGAACAGGACATAAAAAAACCCTCCAAGCTCGTCAGCCGGGAGGGTTCTTCTATTGGGGGCCGCTATTAGGCGGTGCAGGCCACTTCGCAGCGAACCATGAAGAGGTCGTTCAAGATCACGCAGGTTTGCATGGTCTTCCACGATGCGTGGCCGCGCTGTGCCAGCGGATCGGAATCGCTGGGTTTGGGGTTCACGATCATGGGCATCACCGCATACTGGCCCTTGAGCGCAACGATGCCGTAAGCATCGCGGCCAAGGTACAGGACGGGGTAAACGTCAGCGGAAGTGCCGGATGTGGACAACATCAAGCCCTTGGCGCCGCCAGCGTCGATCCAGGGTTCGAAAATCGTGCTGGTCAGGTAGCGAACATCGTTCACTTTGCCCAGCTCGTTCTCAAACGGGGTCATGGTGCCGTAGCGCTCGGCTGCGATGAAGCCAGACATTGCACGAACATCAGACTCCAGATCCGGGTGGATCAGTCCGATGTAACCGGGCGATACGTTGGCCGTTTCGTAACGGGCCGTCGATTGCACGATCTCGGTGATGAAACGAGCGTTCTGGCGCTTCAGGGTACGCACGGCGCGCTGCTGGTCGGCCAAAGTGATGGCGGTGACCACGGAGCTGCGGCCAGCAACCTTGTTGGCGTACTGGAAGTTGGTCCCGGCTTTGAGGACGCCGAAACGCATCTTCTCAATCATCTGGGCCGACTGTTCACCCAACAGATTCACTGCTTCATTCAGCACTGGATCTTCGTGAGTGTCCAAGATCACATCGGTGATGGTGGTCTTGTCGCCGTACTGCTGGAGCGTGGCGGTAACGTCAGTCACTGCCAAGGTTTGACCAGCGGGGGTCACGCCTTCAGTCAGCGCCGTAGGCGTGGTGGGCAGTGCCGTATAGCGACGGAACTTGATGACCTTGGTGCTGAAAGCAGGCAGAGGCTGGCTCTGGCCGAACTTCTCGATCACCAGAAAGGGCAGGCCGCGCTTCAAGAGTTTCTTGGCTGCGTAGGCGGCGGTACGTGGCGATATATCGCCATAGGCTGATTGGGCCATGATGGGTATCCTTAAAGTGAATGAATGCCCGTGAGGGCAAAGACGCAATGAAAGGAGCGGATCTCAAATACCGTATGCCGTATGCAAACCGAATTGGCACGCTGCTATGTGAAGGGGCCGGTTGGCCAAGCTCCAGCAGAATGGTTCGTCTGCGCGTCGAGGTCTTCTCGTCTTGCTCCGAAAGTGTTGGGCGATAACCGCCACCCAACAAGCGGCTGTGAGGCAGTCTTTGAGCTGCTTCAGCTAGTCGTTTGGGATATGGGAATTCCCATATCCGAATTAGTCGTTGAACTCGTCCCAGGCTGCGGCGTAGTCGTTGCTGGCCGCTGGTTGCTTGGGCAGGCGCAGGCCGGTGGAGCGAACGCCTACTGCGGCGTCCACATCGTCATTGGCGTCCTGTTCTTGGTCCGGGTTCGCGTTCTGGCTGGCCTTGTAGGCGTCCAGCATCCGATTGATCTCGCGCGCACTGCCGTTTTCCACGATGGCTTTGCAGTCCGGGTTCTTCTGAATGAAGACGGTGAACGGTTCACTGGCCGCAACGTCCATGAAGTCCGGGTGCTTGTCGGCAATGGTTTCAAAGTGCTGCTTTGCCTTGCTGTCCACGATCTCATTGATGATTTCGTCAACAGACTGGTTCACCTTGCCGGTCATCTGGGCCACCTTGGCGTCAATCACGGCCGTCAGCATCTGGGCAAACTCGTCGCCAAAGTCGGCTGAGAGTTGCTTGAGCGCTTCATCGGGCGACATTCCAGAGTCCAGCTTCTCTTCCAACTGCTCGGCAATCTCGGTTGCTGCCGGTTCTGCTGATTCCTGTGCCGGTGTCTCTGTTGCATCGTCGCCGTCGCCAGTCTCGCCCTGCTCTTCTGCTGCCGGGTCCACTCCCATGGCGCGCTGGCGTCCTTCCCAGCTCTTGCGGCGCTGCTCTTCTTTGGTCAGGCCGGGTGGCTGCTGTGGTTCGCCGGGTTCTTCGCCTGCGGTCACTTCAGCCTGGGCCTCTGCTGGCGCCTCGGTTGCCTCTTCCGGCGTTTCAGGAATGCCAGCGGCTTCTGGGTCTTCCATCACTTCAGGGGAAGGTGTCAGGCCAAAAGCGTCATCGTCTGTCTGCTGGACGGGCGCTTGGTCTTCTTCGTTGAAGGAATTGCCAAAACTTGCTTGGTCTTCGCGCAACTGCTCGGGGGTCAATGCCATGGGGTACTCCTGTCAGGCTCACTAAAAAGCCCGTGAGGGCCAACTGTCCCGACGAAAAAAAGCCCCAATGAAGGGGCGTTGTTCGTCAGGGGTTAGAACTTCAGATCCGTGGAATGTCGGGCGACTCGTCTGCCGCCACATCACGGATTGCTTGCGTCTGGCGTATCGCCGTCTGCACTTTCTCCAAGTTGTCCTTGGTAACTTCGATCAGATCCAGCTTGTAGCTGGTTATCAGCTCGTCCAGCATGGCAATGAATGCCCGGTTGGCCTCGGATGCGGAGAACGCACGGACAACTTCTGCCGCTG